CCCTTATAAGCCATCTAAATAGAATTACAAGTTATAATAGTATTTAGAGTGCCAGCTCCAATTCCACAGCAAATATCAAGAATTTTACCCAAATTCCAGAATGTTGCCCAAACAAATCATTATCTAGTAAAATTTGGTTTACCTCAAGGTACTGTTTATGATCGTAATACTTTAAGAGGTCATCTGAGATCTAAAGGTGTAGATTCTAGATTTCAATTAGATGATATTGGATTGTTATGTACTACTGCTTCTTTACCTGGAAGTGCTTTTGCAACTATTAATACGGTTGGTGATCGTCAAGGAGTTGTAGAAAGGTTTGCTCATACTAGAAATTTTACACAAATAAGTTTAGAATTTTATGTTGATAATTTATATAAGTCTTTAAAATTTTTAGAGCATTGGATGGAATATATTGGTGGTGCTAGTCAACCAAATGTTACTGAAGATGCATATTATTTTAGAATGAGGTATCCTGAAGATTACAAATCAAATGAAACTAGAATAATTAAATTTGAAAGAAATTATAGACAATTTTTAGAGTATAAATTTATTGGATTATTTCCAATGTCATTGAACTCTACTAAAGTTTCTTATGATGGTGCACAAGTATTAAAAGCAACTTGTAATTTTAGTTATGATAGGTATATTGCAGGAGAGACAACTTCATTTGCTATTGATAAAGGAATAGCTCTTAATAATAAGATTGATGGACAGACTAATGCATATAATATGAGAAATAATCTTTTGAATAGAAGTGTATTTGCTGAATCAACATTTGGTGATAATAAAACAAAAGCTAACGTATCACCTACTGGTGTAACAAATGTAGCAAGTTCTGCCAATCCAATGGATGCTAGAACTTATCTTGAAACTGTTCAAGGAATGGATTCTACTATAATAGATGGTTATAATGATATGGAAGCAGGTCGAAATAGAGATTAGAAAAACCCACCTATATAAATTACGACTTGTTATAGTTTATTATGCCTTTACCAAAAATTGCAACGCCTTCCTATGAGTTGGTTATACCTTCTTCTAAGAAGAAGATTAAGTTTAGACCATTCTTAGTAAAAGAAGAAAAAATTCTTATACTAGCAATGGAAAGCCAAGATAGTAAGCAAATTGCTAATGCAGTTAAAAATGTAATTTCTTCTTGTATTCTATCAAGAGGTATTAAGGTTGAAAAATTATCTACTTTTGATATTGAATATCTGTTTTTAAATATTCGTGGAAAATCTGTTGGTGAACAGATTGAAGTTATGGTTACTTGTCCTGATGATGGTAAAACACAAGTACCAACTGCAATTAATATTGATACTATAAAAGTACAGATAGATAAAGATCACACAAGGGATATTGTCCTTGATGATCAATATACTTTAAGGATGAAATATCCTTCTTTAGATGAGTTTATTAAAAATAATTTTTCTAATGTTGGTGATATTAATGTTGATGATACTTTTGATTTGATTGCTTCTTGTATTGAGCAAGTTTATTCTGAAGAAGAATCATTTGCTTCTTCTGATTGTACTAAAAAAGAATTATCACAATTTTTAGAACAATTGAACACATCCCAGTTCAAAGAAATTGAGAAATTTTTTGAAACAATGCCTAAACTATCACACAAGGTTAAGGTAATTAATCCAAACACACAGGTCGAAAATGAAATTGTTATTGAGGGATTACAAAGTTTTTTCGGATAAGTATGGCACATGAAGATCTTGCGTCATACTATAAAATGAATTTTGCTTTGATGCAGCATCATAAATATAGCTTAACAGAGTTAGAAAATATGATGCCTTGGGAAAGAGAAATTTATATTTCTCTCCTTCAGCAGTATATTGAAGAAGAAAATCTAAAGGCACAACAACAATCAAATGGCTGAACTAGCATCACCACTGGCAGGAGGAATACAAGCAGTTAGAAGGACTGTACCTTCTAGTGTTTTTGCACCACCACCTGCACCTGCACCTGCAGAACCAGATCCAGTAACAACTAGTTTAATACAACAAAATTCAACAGCATTAGGTGGTGTTTCTCAACAACTTGCCAATATATCGGGTAGGGTAAGTCAGTTGAGTATGTCTTTGGCAACTATACAAAGTAATTTAGCAACCAATGCTCAGTTAGATCAGCAAAGAGAAGCAGCAAAACAAAATAGAGAAGCACAATTAGCAGAACAAGGATTAAGAGAAGGAAAAGAAGGTCAAATAGAACAGAAAATACAGAATGCTTTATTTGCTCCTATTCAAAAAGTTGCAGCAAGAACTCAAGGTTTATTATCTAGATTAACAAGTTTTCTTTTTACGATAGGTGGTGCTTGGTTACTTGATAAAGTTGTTTTGACTATCAAGGCATTAAATACTAAAAATACTGATTTATTAAAATCTGTTATATCAAACGTAACAAAAAATGTTCTTGTAATAGGTGGTTTATTATTATTAACTAGAGGTAAGTTTGGGTCTATAAAAGGAGTATTAATGGCTTTAAGAACTGGAGTTCTTAGAGCTGTAGGTGCTGGTTTGATTCTTGCACCTTTTGAAGCAATAATAAATTTATTTAAAAGAGCATGGAATTTTATAGCAAATCGTACTGGTTTACCAGCATTTGATACAACGGAAGAGGATAAACCTAAGCCTGAGAATCTTGTAACTGTGAGTATGGATGATATACCTGATGGAATTACTAGAACGAGAGCAGATGGTAAAGAGCAGATTTATAATGAAGAGACTAAGAAATGGACTCCAATAACAAGTACTGGCAAAGGTGATGATTCTGATGAACCAGAAGATACTAGACCTGACAGTAAGGATGGTTCTCCTTATAATAAAGAGAAGGAACCATTTAAGGGAGTTTTTACACCATTAATAAATTTCTTGTTTGGTAAACCTGAAAAAAATGAACCAAAGGGGGATAATACAGGTGATGTAGATGGAAATACTGATACTAGTGGTAATTCTGAAAATGTTACACCACCTACTGGTGATTCGGAAAATGTTACACCACCTACTGGTGAATCTGATGAAGATCCGATAGTAACTGAGAGTTTTGATACATTAAAAGAAAAGGGACTTGAAGTAGATCCGAACACTAATACAGTTGTACCAATTAATAAGAATAAAGAAAATAATGTTTCTCAGAAAATATCTGTTAATGAAGAGGATATAAGTGGTGGCAATATTATGCCATCTATGATGACTGATTCTGGTGGTAATGAAGGTGCATCACAATCACCATCTGGTACTAATAAAGGTGGTGATAAACAAACACCAATAATATCATCCTCTAATGGTGATAATAATTATGTTTATCTTGCTTGTAAAAATTATCAAGTATGTCCTGTTTAATAGAATATGTCAAAAGCAGTAGTTAAAAATTCATTATTATCATCTTCTATTAATATAAAAAATATTAGTAGATCTGTTAATTCGTTTGCAAATGCTTTTACTAAATCTCAAAGAATTGCATCGGATATACAGAAACAAACTAAGGATGCTAATGATTTTAAATCTAAACTAGTACGTAATGATGATTCTTATTTTAGAAAGAGACAAGAGAATATTCAAAGAAAGGATAGAGAAGATGAAATAGAATCATCAACGGTTGGTGGTGCTATTAGAAGAACAGGATCTGTAGTATCTAAAAGTACAAGAGGATTTTTAGGTAGGATGTTAGATTTTATAGGAGTTTTGTTTGTAGGGTGGATACTTAATACATTACCAAATTTAAACAAATCTATTGTAGGTTTTATTAAAAGAGCATCAATTTTAGTTGGATCATTGGGTTCGTTGATTGATACTATTACTAGTAGTTTATTTTCATTTGGTTCTAATTTGAAAGATGCTGATGAATCCATCAGACAGATTGATTTTACTGAAGATGAAAAATTCATTAATGAGGAATTAGATTCTACCGAAAGTGCTTTTAGACAATTAACAAAACAGATATTTGGTGCATTTAATTGGTTTAATGATCCTAAAAGAATGGGAATTCCAGCCAATAGTTGGAATGATCTTGAGACTTTACCACCTGAAAATATATTACCTAATGGAGCATTACCATTTTATACTCAGGGTGAAGATAAAAATAAATCTAATGTAACTCCACCTTCTAATGTAACACCTAATGATGCCAAAGATAATGAGACAAAAGAAGATATAAAGAAGGATTCTCAAAAACCAGAAGAAACAGAACAAAAACCAGATTCTAATGAAGGTTCTACAGAAAAAACAGAACAAAAAACAGATTCCAATGAAGGTTCTATAGAAACTAAGGAACAACCACAGGATAATTCAGATAAAGATGTATTTGATGATGAACCAGATTATGAAAATGATAGAGAAGCATGGAATGAATGGAACCAAAAAGAAAGTGATGCATTGAAAGCTAATCCAGATTCTTCTGGATTGGATATGTTTAAGGATGGTGGAATTGTAAAAGGAAAATCTCATCAAGAAGGTGGAGAAAATATTAATGTTGAGGGTGGTGAAGCGATTGTACCTAAGAAGAGTGTAGAAAAATATACACCTGAGTTTATTAATAGAATTATTAAAGGTGATGCTGATAAAGTTACTAAGTTGAGAGCCTCAAGAAGTTTATTAGAAAAACTTGTTGAGCAGCATAAAGAAGCTAATATGGGCCTTATAAGAGTTGATGAATATGATAAGTTACAAGAACAAACAATAGGTAAGTTAAAGGAATTTCTTACTCAACAAGAAGATCGATTTGCTCAACAAGAAGATCAAATACAGGGTGTAAGGCAAAAAATAGAATCTATTGATTTAGGAGGACTAGAACCTGAAGATGCAATAGAAGTTCAGAAGAGTTTAATTTCATCTTTTATTAATCCTATTAAAACCTCAAGAAAATCCTCATTTAAAAGAGTTAAAAAACCAAAGATCTTACCTATTCCTGCAAAATCTCCTTCTAGTTCTAAATCTTCACGTAAACCTTCTTCTCCACCAATAAATAAAAGAGGATCTTCTTCATCAATTCCTGTTAAGACTGGGGGTGATGTTTGGAATAAACTTCAGGTCTTAGAATTACAATATACATAAATGGCAGCAATAGACGCATCAATTTACGAAAAATTTATTATAGAATCTGCGGATGGTTCTAAGAGTGTGGATGTATCCAGAGGTGTAGTAACTTTTGCATATTATGAAGATATATTCTCTCCAACAGTAACTGCAAAAGTTATAATAACCAATGATGGTAGTACTATAGAAGGACCTGATGGTAATATGACATCATTATATAATGGTTTACCTATTAGAGGTGGTGAAAGAGTTGTGCTTAAAATAGCTGGTAATTCTGAAACCAATCCTGGTATGGATTTTTCTGAAGATGTTGAAAAATACCTTTATGTTTCTAGTATTAAAAATGTAGTTCAAGATACAAATAGTGAGAGTTTTGTTTTAGAATTGGTTCCTAGAGAAACAATAACTAATGAGACTTCTAGAGTTGGTAAGAAATTTACTGCATCCACTTCTATATCTGATAGTGTAAAGGATATAGTTAAACAATATTTAAAGACTGATAGGTTAAAAGAAACTAATGTGGATAAAACTCAAAATCCATATGGATTTCTTGGTAATTTAAGAAAACCTTTTACTGTATTAACTTGGTTAGCATCTAAATCTGTACCAGGTGAAGTATCTGGAAAGGATGCTACTGCTGGATATCTTTTCTTTGAAACTATAGATGGTTATAATTTTAAATCTATAGATTCTTTGATTGCTGGAGAACCAGCTGAAGGTGAATATGTTTATAGTGAAGTGGCTATAACTGAAATGCCAGATAATGATTTTAAAATACTTAAGTATAGTACAAATAAAAATCAAGACTTACTTAGCAATTTACAACGTGGTGCATATTGCAGTCATCGTATATTTTTTAATCCATTAACATTTACATATACGAATCCTGAAAAGGGATTATTTAAGAAGGAAGATTATGCAGGAAAAACTGAAAATATGGGAAAAGATATAACTTTACCTTCTATTGGTGAAGATAGTGATAAAACTTTAGGTGATATTCCAAGTAGGAATATAACTGCTGTTATGGATATTGGAACATTAGAGAAAAATGCTTCAATGAAAGATAATGCTGATCCTACAAAAATATTTTCACAGGCAATGATGCGGTATAATACAACACTTACTCAAACTATGTCAGTAACTATACCATCTAATACTAATCTTAAAGCTGGTAATTTAATAAAATGCCAATTTCCAAGTATTAGTCGTGATAAGAATGGAAAACCAGATGAGGAGCAAAGTGGTCTATATATGATTAAGGAACTGTGTCATTTTTTTGATGCAAATGGTTCTTATACTTCTATGAAATTATTAAGAGACACTTTCGGACGTAAAGAAAAATGATAGAAGAATCAATAATTAAAAGTAATTTTATAGGAAGAGATGGTTTCCGTTGGTGGATAGGTCAAGTAGCACCTGAGAAGGCTCAGGGTGACCA